AATTTGTAAGTGTAATAGCATTACCCCGTATATCACTTATATCGGCAATAGGATAATTTGGATTATTGTTTTCTAGTCTATCTGGAAAATATAGTGGCATATTATGAAATAGTTAGTATATCACCAAGTCTAAAAGCCCCTGGCTGTGTTGATTTATATATTTTGTATGTTGTAGATACAGAACTACCATTAGTTATAGTATATGTTCCTATATTTGTAAATGCTGTTCTAACATCGCTCAATCCTTTAGAAATAGTTGTTAAATCAGCATAAGTAGATGGATATATAATGTAAGTATATTTGCTTGTATCAGCATTATCATTTGAGCAAACCGCTGTCCAACTAACCGAGTCTGTTAATTCGGAATCAACCAATTCATTATAAACCGTTTGAGCAGTTGTATTATTCGTTACATCAGTTGTACTAGCTGCTAATACATTTCTGAATTTGAACGCATAGTTTAATACCAAAGGTGTAATGTTTTTAGTATTATCTGGTGTTCTTGCATTAACCGTAAATGTTATGTTACCAACTGTGTTTCGTGATGGTGTTACCGAACCTATTATAGATGTTTTTGTTGCAGATAATGTTCCTATACTATCTGTACGATTAGTACCATTTGTTGCTCCACTCATAGTTACAGATGCGTTGATAGCATATGCGCTATTTGAATCGGTTGTAGAATTTAATTCATATGTATTAAAACTAAAAGATGAGCCAACTTCTCTATCTGTACTTGATATATTAGTTAATCCATTTTTAAGAATTAGATTACTCATCGATGATGAAACATATGGTGCTAGTAAATCTTGCCACAATGTTGTAAAATCTGTTCCTGAGCCAAATGATTGGCCGGATTCAATACCACCAACTGTTCCAGTGGCTGTTATTCCAGAACCAAGAGCGCCAGATCCTGTTAAATTATTAGCGAATACATTTCCATTAAGAATTATATCTCCATTTATAGATTTATTTAATGGTAATAATGTAATTATAGAAGATCCACTACCTATTTGTACAGCATTTATACCCCCATTTAAGTAAAATTCGCCATCGGCCAAACTTATAACGCTTGAACCACGCCTAATTTCTAAAATACCTGCCATTATTGATTATTGGTTTCATATAAATATAAAAGGAAACCAATTTAATAACAATAGGGTATTAGTCGTTTATTATTTTCTTCTTATTTCCATCCATATCTTTGAATATCTCCTGATACGGTTTTCTTGGTTTGTATTTTACAGAATCCTCTTTTTGTTTAAGAGTTTTAATTCCGAGTGGGTCTCTACCAAGTGGATGGTCATCTTTGCCATATCTTACGGGGTCTTTTGGGCGTCCTACTTTACCTTCCTCTTCCAATTCTTCTTTTATTTTTTGGATTTCTTCTTCTACATTAGTTGGTTGTTCGGGTTGTTGTGCCGGGTCTACACCTTGCGTTTCTATTGATTGAAGTCGGAATGCCTGCTTTGTATCTTCTAATATAGCAAGTGTTTGTTCATCTTGCTCATCTTTTGCCATTCCAAGAATTGCTTCATACATCCATTCTTTTGATAACATTTTAGTTCTTTGCATTGATTCAATCAAAGATATTTTAGATGTATATAGTTCAACCTTCTCTTGTTCATATATTTTAGATGGTAGAGTCAGTTCAAGACTGAAATCGGTTAAACGGTCATCATTTATTCCCTGTGAATATAAGTGAACAATTGCTATTTTTGTTAGCTCAGAAATAATTACCCTTTGTACTCTTTCAATAGTTTTTGCAAAACGAGAATCAAGAGCCGCAAGAGTTGCTTTACCATTTGTATCTTCGGAATATCCTAACCATGCTTTTGGCATTTTAAGTGATGCCATTAATTTGTTTTTAAGGTAATCAATATCCTCAATCATTGTATATTCCATACCTTTTAGTGTATCAATAGCTGTACCATTATCCGAGCCACGAACAGGCATATAATAGTCTTCCATTAAATTTTGGATATTATATTTTAAGTTGTAATCGCCCGTTCTCTCATCAACAAATGGAGTCTTTTTAGAATTATTTATGATTTTTTGCATGTAGTTATCCACTTCGTTTGGTGGTATATTACCTACATCAATTTTGAATATACGCTTTTCTGGTGCTCTAATTATTCTATGAATTAACATAGCATCTTCCATTAGAGATAATTGCTTCCAAATACGACGTCCACCCTCAATCATTGATTTTCCATATGGTAGAAAGTTTGAATCATTATTTAATCTGAAGTGTGCAACCTCAAAATTTTCAAATTCTTTTTTAGAACTCATACCATAAGCTCCCAATGGATTTTGGTATGGAGCATATACAAATTTTACTCTTTGTGGGTTTTCAGGGTCAAAATTTTCTACACGGGTTACTTCATATGGTGAGTATGGAAATACATTAACTATACCAGTATTTTCTGCTATTTCTAATTGTAAAAATAAATCACCATATTTAACAAGATTTCTTGTCCAAGGCCAAAGATTAAATTCTACATTAAGAATATCGTAAAAAAGATTTTCAAGTATTTGTTTTACATTATCATCTGGGTGATGAATTTTTAATACATTACCAAATTCATTTCTTGCGGTAGTTTCATCAGCGTAAATATCCAAAGCAGAACTAATAATTGGGTCCTGATCCATTGAATCGTAATCACGGAAAAGGTCTATACGAACTTGCTGATATGCCAATGAGGAGTCGATTTGACCCGAAGCATAGTTAGTAACCTTTAATTTCATAAACCTGTCTACCAGGTTTGTTGTCATATTTTGATATTCATCGGTATCAATTATCTTCGTACCTTTACTCGTCTTACGGACTATTGTATTGGTTGAAAATAATTTTTGTAACCTACTAAAAAATGTTTTATCTGCCATTTGAAAATTTTAACTACTAATATATGTATAATTTTTGGAATCGCCAAATTACCATTTACGGCAAGACCAATAGCGAGCTTTCCAACGTGGTCCGGGACTATCACAATTATGTCTAGCTCTAAATGATTTACGTCTTTCTGGATTTGATTTTTTAATTCTCATATTAGGGTCACCAAAATTAACTTTAACTACATTGCCCTTATCGTTACGAACATACACTTTGAATTTCTTAACATCGCCTTGCATTGGTTTACCTAACTTTACAGTACGTCCCTGATACTCTGCTTCTAACAAACACGGGCAAGTTGCTTCGGAAAGTAATTGATTATACTCTCTCATAAACTTTATAAAATCCTTTTCCTCTTCTATGGTTTCAACATCATATTCATCTATTTCTTCTTCCTCATTCATTTCTCTATATCCCATAGATGTACTTTGATATCGTGGTGGTTCTGCTTCCCAACAATTTCCGTTTTCATCGCAATTTAGTTCTTGCGTTTCTTCTTTTACAGGTACGCAGTTTGGTACTTCTTTACCATTTTTATTTTTTGTTCCTACTTGCTCATATCCTTTCCAACAAGGATTTTCTAATTCTTTTATTATTTCGTTTAGTGTACTTATTTTCATATGTTAAAGGTTTCAATCTATAAATATAAATAAATTAGCGAAGTAACCAAGTTAAATTTTCTTTTTCTTTATTACCTATATCCATTTCATATGGATTTTGTTTCATACTATTTATTGTATATACTCCGTTGTAATTACTTATTTGAGTTGAATTTAACATACTCTTTGTCAAATCAATTCCCTCTTGTTTTAATCGTAATGCTGTGTTTCTTACCCAAAGTCCAATTCCCATAGACATTGTAAGGTCATCGTTATATCCTTTCATAGCTTCTGCTCTTCCACCATTCCAAATAAATGTAAATAGTTCATCTATTAAACGAACAGAACGAATTAGAATATCTTTGTTTTGAATATACGAATCAAGCGATGAGATAATAAGCGGACGTGTTTTTGCAGTAGTTGAAAAACCAGCCACCATTTGCCTTTCTTCTCTATAATATCTATTCGTCATTTGCCTCTCAACATCTATATATTTAAGGTCATTACTCATATAAAATAGGTTTGCATATCCTCTATCTATTACCTGTTGAATACATGCCCAACCCACATTTGCGTTTTCAATTACAAGTAGTGCGTTATTATATTCGGTTGCTAAACTTACTAAAAAATTTCCAAAATCTTTTGTTTCTATTTTCCCACGATATTCTGCTACTTGAGAACAATCTTCAATATCAATTACTTGAGCTGCCGAATAATCTGAACTATCGCCACGCGCAACGTCGGCTACTACCATATATTGACGGTTGTAATTAGGGTGTTCCCATATCCAAAGGTTTCCATCGAATCCACGTTTTTGAATAGGGTCTACTACATATGTATCTTTGTACCACATAAGTAATTGTGGGTCTATTACAGTATCACCAGAACTTACAAAGTCGCAATCACATTCTTGTGCTGCTCCTTTAATTCCTAAAATACGAGTCTGCTCATCTCTCCAATCTTGATTTCTTTCAGGATGAACTGTCCAGTGTAATCTTATATTATGAAATCCGTTTGCTCCACTTTCACCATCTACCCACATTTTATGAAACCAGTTACCGACACCGTTTGGTGTAGATAGGACAATTGCGGCACCACCCGTAGATAGTGTTGATTGTGCTGATAACCATATTTCATCAATATCACGAATAAATGCCGCCTCATCCACAACAAGTAGTGATAGGGCTTCCGAACGTCCGGCATCAGGCGAAGATGCTATTGCTTTACATTGAGAACCATTTTTAAGTTTGAGTGATAGTTTATTATCTTCAACTGAACTATTACCACCATCTCTTAACCAAACTGGTAATAGGTCATGCATAACACGGACTTTCTCAACCAAGTTTTTTGCTACCGTTACTTTTGTTGCAATAACAAGTGCATTAAAGTCCTGATTAAACAACATTTTCCAAAGAATATATCCTGCGGAAAGTGTTGAAAGACCTAACTGGCGAGATTTGAGAATGATATTGAAACGATTATCTTTGAAATCGGTTAAACATTCCTCTTGAAATGGATATAAATGAAATGGAATTTTACCTCGTGTCGGATGTTGTATAACGCAGTATTTTTTCATAAAGTAAATTGGGTCTTGCCCACATTTACGATACTCTTCTGCTATAATCTCTTTAAGAGTTTTCTTTTGTTGTCCCTGTACTGACATGGTAGTTTATTTTAGTATAAATGCAACTACTCCTAAAATCACAATCAATCCATAATTTGAAAAACCTAAAATTTTGTTTTTCTTTTCAATTTTGTTTGTATAACTTTGTAAAGTTCCAAATTTTTCACGTTCAATCTTAATTATAGAATTAAAGTTTTCTTCTTTTTGCTTATAAGTTCCTATAATGGAGTCTTGAATATATGTTTTGCGAATAGTAGAATCTAATTGCTGTTCTGTTAATTTTAATAATGCTTTTGCCGAATCCCCACTTAATAAATCCTTTGTTATCAATCTTACAATCGGAACCGGAAAACATTTATTTGTTGGGATAGTATCTTTCTGTGAAAAAGCTATCAAGCTGACGAACATCAAAATTGTCAACATTATTGATTTTTTCATGGTATATTTCTTTTATTGTTATTTTTTCATTTTTAATCCTGTCTATACTTTTGTCGATTTCAGTAATTTGAGTATTATATATTACTAATTGACTATCTAATTTATGGTTTATAGTTTCCAAAGAATCTACATGATTGTTTAGTGAATCAATCTTATTATAAGTTTGTTCTGCTAACTTTGAGCTTGGTATTAGTATAAAAAACATACAATACAAAATTATCAATAAGACCCCAATAGTTACTATATCTTTTGCGTACTTCATATTATTTAATTAGTTCTGGGTGATTTAGTTCTATAAATTTTTCTTCAAGCAATCTTATTCTTTCCAATAGTAATTCTATTGCCGTTTGTGCCCCATCAATATCTGTAAGTATATCTTTTTTTACCTGCTCAACATCAATATCCCATTTCCATTGGCTTATTGTGCCATCCTCATTAACCATATCTATTTGAGTTTTGATACCTGCTAATGCTTCTTCGTATTTTACTTTTAGGTCACGAACCGTTGCTAATTTATTTTTACTTATTTTGTAATCTTCATAATAAGGATAAGTACCATCGGCTCTTAACTTTGCTTCATATTCG